ATGGGTATTGCCAAATTGAACGATTCAGAGGCCCTCGCTGCTCCTCCTACAGTGTTCGGTGGCGGAGGAAGGCAAAGAGAGTCAGGCGAAAGCCGGGAAAAGAAATGTCAGGCAAGCCAGCGCCAATGGGCGCAAGCCTTGATGAAGCAAGTAATGTTCCACTTAAAGTGGACCCTGTTGCCTCCTCTCCTGCAATGACAGGGAGGTAGCCCACTACCTGTGCAGGGCGCAATTTCACTGAGATATGAAGTAGGCTGATACGAAAGTCGACTCCCAACTCACATGAGGCGAGCGAATTTCCTTTTCTTTTTCGCGGGCGGTCCAAGATACTCCCAGCGCTCAGCAAGCCACTGGATCTCTTGATAGACGGTATGGCGCCCAGACGCTTCGCGCAGAGCATCTATGAATGGACGAGCGTGCCGATGCAGCCCTGTGACTGTACTGTAGCTCGCATTCCAGAGCATCCGCTCATCATAGATGCCAGCTTGAACACCCACACTCACGTACTCCCAATGATTCAACACATAGCGGATGCTTTTGGCCTCCCTTGTATTGGACTGGGCTTTGTCCGCATATTTCCTGATGTTGGAGTTGGGGTTGTTATGCAGTTGCAACAGGCATCGAAGCCCTGCCATCAGTTCTTTGTCGGCACGGCTGGCGAACAACAAATCAGCTGACTGCTTACGCTTTGCCGTTTGGCGCACTACTAGCATAGAGATGATCGCTACGCTTACGCCGACCAGGAATGAAACACTCCTGAACCACTCAGAACCGACCACTGCGCCAGTACAGGCCCAAAAGCCCACACAGTTATCCATGTCACTTTCACCCAAGCATAAAAAATGGAGGCATATAGCCTCCATTTTTTTAGGGATTCAGTAAAGGCTTCTTAGAAGCCCTCGTAGTCATCACTACGTACAACGAATACGTTCACAGCGCTCATGTCATGCTCCTCAGTCTATCCAAGTGGCTTGCGGGTAGTGCCACGCTCTCTTCGGACCCGCAGAGATGATCGCGGTCCAAACCGGGGTGGCTGAGACTATAGGCGATTAGGATCCGAAGCAAGCTAATCCTCAGCCTGATGCCCGCTTTCGGACGAGGTACCCAGTAGACCCCCTAATGGTAGGGAAGTTCTCTCATCCCGATCGTTAGGAGCCTAACTCTTTGCCTCCCTCATAAGGTGGGGCCTTGTGAGGGGACTGTCAATAAGCGCTTTGTAAGCCTTTTGCTATAGGAACCATAGGAGAAACGCTGACGAGGATAGGTGCGGTCGGCTCTACTGGTCGGCGGCTACCACTGGTGTTCCAGCACCTGTGGGAATCGCTACTCTGTTCCGATCGTCTCAGCCGGTGGGTAACCGGCCTCGATCTCCTCGACCTTCACGCCCGGCCGCTGTAGTCGGCCTCAGCGCCGACCTTACCCTGCGGAGAAGAATTTCAAACTTTCAACAGAGCACGACGATATCACCGGCCGCCACGCGCTCGGACAGGGATGTCAGCTTGCCGATCCCTTCCTGCAGAAATCGGCTGAGCTGCTCGATGCACTCGCGCTGGTCATCAGTGAGGCTGAACTCAGCCTCCATGCTTTCCATCAGGTCAAGGCAACACTGGTTGAGGAACCCCACCTCCAGTAACTCCGCCCGGAGCCTACGCCGCAACATCTCGTCCATACCAACATCCCTATCTACTCCGCATATCAAACTGTCGGAACGTGGCAAAAACGCGAACCTCGTCACAACTACCTATTCGGGTAGTGGACCAGGCAACGGGAAGCGGGCCTTGATCTCCTCGACCTTGGTGATCCAGGCAGAGTAGTTCGGTTCCACGCCGGCCTTGATAGCGTCGAACTCGGCCTCGGTCTTGAGCGGGTCACTCTCCAGGCGGTAGGCATTCGCCCGCGCCGCGGCTGCAGCATCGTACTCAGCCTGCCAGCGTTCTTGCGCCTGCTGTTCAGCGGTCTTTACCTTGCTCCAGTCGATCATCGCGGTAGCTCCACCGGGCCGTCGGCCTCGATCAGCAACGGTTCAGGGAAGCGAGCAGCGACACTGGCATCAGCGGCCAGCGGGAACCGCAGGATCAGCTCCAGCCGGCCGGCACGTCGCAGTGCAGGACCAGCGAACCACTCCGACCCGATAGCCTCGGCCGGCAACTCGCCGCCCTCCGGGAGCGGTGTGAAGTCGAATTCCTGGCCGTTTACGGTGAGTGCATTACCGGTTTTTCTCAGCGTTAGGCGCTCGTCACTTCCCGGCAGCGGAACATACGGCGACAACTTGATGATCATCAGAACCACCTCCCCGTAGCGATTGCAGAAATCGCCGTCGCCGTGCCAGTCGCGCGCGAAGAAATATCGAATATCCGCAACGTCACACTCGTTGTACTTGCGACCCCACCGACAGTCCCCCAACCTGCGCCGGTACCCCAACGAAACAAACCAACGCTAACGGTCGGGCTTCCTACGAACGTAGCGGGGAAAGACCAGCCTCTAGTTCCGGTGAACAGACTACCGTAGGGCGAGTCAACTGCCTGGTCAGTAACGGAGGCGTTGAACCAACAAATCTGCGTACCGTCTGCCAGCCTAATGTATTCCCCATTCGCGTTGCTGCCGCGCTCAAGAACCGATCCGATCGGCGAGCCTCCAGACTGGGCTACTGTTCCAAGCAACTGAGCATCGGACAGCACGCGGACCCAAGGCTGCCACGTACTGGCCGCCTTACGACGGAAATACAGTATGTTTGAGGTACGCGGGACGAATAGCTGAACCGCAGTCGCAACGTCGTACGGGTGGTGATAGAGCATCGATCCGATAGGGTTCAGCGAATCGATGCCGGGCGGAAGGTTCGCCCAGGGCGACGCGCCGATACCATAGAACCCGCACTCGTCTGGTACCGTGTTCGGGTCAGAAACCGCTCGGTTGAACGTCAAGCTCTTGGGGACGCCGCCGATGTAGCTCAAAGCATTCGCCTGCGTAGACGCTCCGAGCATTCCGCGCCCTACGCTCGTCAGCGGTGTCTGCGCCCAGGTATTCGGTCCAGTCTGGAACGGGAGCTGGTCAGCGCCACCGAGCAGAAGGCTGAAGTTCTGCAGCCTGGCGTCGAACAGGCTCAAGCGCGCGCCGGCAGCGGTTGCTGCTCCTGTTCCGCCGAGGGCAACAGGCACCGTGTCGCCGTCGACGAACTCGCGGAGACTGCCGTAGCCGTTGCCGTCGGCCTGGAGTTTCGTCGGGCGTATATCAGCCATTGAATAGCACCTGGATGTTGAGTTGAGCGCCGGCGGCGGTGTACGCCGGCAATTGGCCGTCTGGGTTCATGGCGAGCCGCAACATAGAGCCGTCGGCGAGATACCCAGGAACAGCCGCCGGGATGCGGACGTTCATCGGATAGGCCACCACCACCCCGGCGCCGTTGGTGACGAACTGGTCGTAGCCGGTGCCGCGTCGGACGAAGTAAATCGCGTTCGGCGCCAAGGGCTCAGGCAACTGCGCGACGACCTTGTGAGTCTGGAGCACAGCCATTACCAGGCCGTCCCATTCCACTCGGCCGGGATCGGCTGGCCGCTGAAGCGCACCAGGCCCGACTCCTCACCGAACTTGTCCAGCGTCGACTTGTTCGCGTGCGTGTGCGCCTGGGAAACGGCAGTGTCGATCTGCGCCGGCGTCGACGTCGGGCGCCCGTTGATCGCGTCCCAGTTGAGCTCGACGTCCATCGACTCATACTCGGCCACCTTCAGCCAGGCGCTGGTCGCAGGGTTCCATGCGTACAGCGCAGCGCCCGATTCGACTGTCGGGTCCGCGCTCGCATCCTGAACCAGGACGAAGATTGCGCCCTCAGGCTCCAGTGCATCGCGTGCAGCGATATCGGCTACGAACAGGATCGGCGCGCCGGTGCCGGGCAGGCTGGCCAACGCCTCGTTGATCAGCGCATTGATCATCGCGCTGTTGCCGATCGAGCGCGCCACACCCGCCGAGTTCGTCAAATACGATTCGGCGAAGTTGCTGTTCTCCACGAAGTAGAAGCTGTCCGGCTCCAGCGTACCCGGCAGGGTCGCCACTTTGAAAAATCGAATCTGGGCCATTTCATCACCAATCAGTCGCGCCCCATTGGGCACCGTCTACGCCATCCCTCCCGGGAGGCCCTTGGTCACCCGCAACAACCACAAGCACATCTGCCGGCGGCGTCACTGTGACCGCGTATTCCTGCATCTCGCTGAGCACAAGCGGCTCGCAATCAACATCGATCGCCAGCGCCCAGGGCTCGGCGGCGTCATCCATCGCACCCTCCCCCGCGGCTCACACTGATCGGCCCGCTGTAATAGCGGTGGACCGTTCCATCCGGGTATGTCACGTCCAGGTCGTAGACCGCCGACGTCCACATCAGCGCCGCGGTAGCGGAGGCCGATATCTCGCGCGAGATCGTTCCGGCGCCAGCGATCTCAAGGCCGGAGCCGAGTGCCAGCGTCATCAGCACCGTCCCATCTGGCGCATCGCGGATCTGCATCCGTACCTCGGCGCCAGCCAGGTCAACAGGTGGCTGGTAGATCAGTTGCCCGCCAACAGGCGCCAGCCCAACGGCTGACAGCAAGTTGATCTCGATCATGTCGTCGTCGATGGACGCGACCCGGTGAGGCAGTTGCCGAAGCCGGGTGCGGTTCAGTTCGGGCATGCCCTGGACGCCATCGATCCAGGCTAACCAGGTGTCGGGCAACCCGTGGCCGGGGATGGTCAGCCGGACGGGAGCGGTCGACGCGATCTGGGTGATCGGCCGGTAGACAAGGCTCGGTTGCATGATCCGCATCGTGTCGCGAAACGTCGCCCCTTTTTCAATGCGCAGGGGTACACAGGCCGGCGTCATGCGGCTTCTCCTTGAAGTAGTAGGAGGGGCTAAACCCAACTGGTCAGGTACTGGATGCACTCCGGGCCGCGAGAGAGCTCTCCGGTGATCGGGTTGCAACTGGCTCGCACCCAGCGGTCGGCTGGCTCCCAGAAAAATCCGCGCCGGTACTCATGCGCGGGCTTACTCTTGGTCAGGGTGTCGGTAACCGTTCCAGAGGTCACGCCGCCGAGGCGCACGGCCGGCCCCTGGCGAACGCTGACGGTTGTTGTGGTCTGCCCCTCGGGATAGTCGAACGGATCGCGGATGTGGCAGATGGCTGCGCTGTTGTTGCTCAACGCGGCGAGCCACACTTGGTGCTGGTCCTGGTTGGCCAGCATGTTCTCGTCATTCACCAGCCACTGATAGGTCGCAACGGTGTTGACGATATGCATGCCCGGGGGGAATGTCGTCGTCGGCGGGGTGACCACCGGCCCACCCGTATGGTCTGGGTCGGTATAGGTCGTGACGTCATCCGGCTCCCCCGTACACTTCACCGTCCGCGTGATCTGCAGTCCTGTCCCTGGGATGTAGATCGCCTCGAACTGCTCTGTCAGTACAGTGCTGTCGACAACTGATCCGGAGCCGCTCAACAGCGCAACCTCGCTGCTTCGCTCCGTCGCTGTTCTTGTCGTCACGCCGGGCTCGTTGCGGTACTCCTTAAGCGCATAGTGGCGTCGGTTGTAGCGCGCGGTCTGGATGTTTCCCTGGGCGTCATACCAGGCGGTCAGCAACCCGGAGGTCTGGTTCCATTCCTCTCGATAGAGCGTGGTTTCGATGGGATCGCCCGGCTGACTGCTCTCGTCGGTCACCTGATGAACCGGATTACCGAGCGCGGCCTGGCGATTCTCGATCACGTCTATTGTGACCGTCTGACTGTGATCCGCCTCTGGATCTCGGATATCCGGGGCAATGGTCACCTCGACGAGACCATACAACCCCTGAGGGGCTCCAGACGGGGACGATCCGCTGACCACCGACGTTCCGGGCGGTGGGTCAATCTGCCGCATCCCGTCACCCTGTGTCACCACAACCCCCAGCAGCAACCGATTTCGGTAGACCCCGAGCAGCTTCAGGTAGTCTAACTTGACGTTTTCACCAAAAAACCAGTAGTCGAAGTTGCTCCCGAGCAGATCTTTTACCGCACACTCCGGCTGTCCTGCGCCCTGCCCAACATCCTCAAGCGTTATCTTCTTCCGAAGGGCGTGAATCGTTCCGCCCTTTGTCCAAAAATCGAGGTAGTAGCTGCCCTGCTCCACATTGAGGTAGATATCCACATACAGCGGGCGCCGCGGCTCCTCGTCGCTAGACCACCAGAGGGGGAGCCCCCTGAATGGGGCGTCGCCTGTATAGGACTGCCCTTCGGCCGAGGTCGTCGCGCCGCCGTAGTACAACTGATAGTCGTAGTTGCCTCCGCCTCGGAGGATCGTTCGCCCCCACCACTTCCCACCCTGCTCCTCGACCTGCGGGTCGCTCTGGTCAGGTAGGCCCATGTCGAACAGATGCGTGTGATTCATCGGCCAGTTGCCGTAGTACGCGAGCGCTGGGCGCGTCGCCCCGTTCGGCAGGGTGACGTAGCCGGCCATATCATTGTTCGGCTGGCGGATCTTTCCGTGCCACGGCCAGCCCATACGAACGACCTCGCCGTCCCAGGGCATCAGTTGATTCATGCCTTGAACTCCATGCGGCCAATATTCGAGCCGCCATCCTGCATCTCGAAGCTGGTGACGCGCTTGAACACAACGACGACCAGGCCATCGGTGCTCACGATCTCCTCGTCGGCCACCGTGCGCTTCGACTTGTCGGTCTCGGCCAGCGGCCAGGACACACCGCCCCCGCCGATCTGCTTGCCGGCGGGGTTGTAGTCGGCCCGACCGCGCTTTGCATCCAGAGCCCCGCGCGGATCGATCTTGCGCAGTGCGCGTGCCTGACGCTCCGGCTCGATCAGCCGGTTGAGCGCCGCGGTCAAGCCCTGGTCGCCACGCCGCTCCGCTTCAACCCGTTGGCCGCCGGCGCGGCGGATCGCTTCGTTCCTCGCGCCGAGGCTGCGGCGCTCGTCTGATAGAGCCATGAACCACCCCCGTTATGCCGGTACTGGCACGTCAGCGAGCACCACCATGGTCATCGTTCCGGCGCTGGCGTCGTAATACACCCGCGCCCAGGCCTCGCCAGCCAGGTCCACACCTCGGATCTGGAATCCATACTCTCGGGTTGAAGCCCAATTCCTCTGCATCCCGACAATGAACGTCCCGCCCGGCAAGTCGACGCCACCAGCGGTACTGACGAAAAACACCGAATCTGCGGTCCCCTTGACGTGCAAATCAAACTGCCGAGAAGAGGCTGGATCGATATCGACAGCCCCGATCTCGTTCTCAGGAATGTTATTCAGAGGCGCCTCGACAACAGCGTGCTGCGGCCCAAGCGAAAAGTCGCCCGCGCCAGTGATGCGAAGCACCTCGGTCGGAGCGCCACCGCCGCTACCCAGCTTCACCCAGTCCGCAGCAGAGGCTGTTCCTTTGGCCAGGTACTGATCGCCATTTGTCGTGTTTACGTAATGAGCGCCAACGCTGGGCGGGGCCGCGGCCGGAGCGCCAGCGCCGGACAGGACGTGCGTAACAGTTGCCATCAAATGTTCTCCATGATCAGGTTGTTGCCGGCGTCGTCGACCAGCGTTGCGCCGGTTTCGTCGACAAGGGTGCCGCCAGACGCCCCGGACTCCAGAGCCTGGATGCGCGCCTGGAGCGTCATGAGGTCGCCGGCCGTGACGGCTGCATAGATCGCCGTTCCCGCCGGCCAGTTGCCGTCGGAGGTTCCTTCCTGGGCGCGATCGATCGTCACCACCCCGCCGGCACGCGCGGTTGCTTTCACGATTTCATGCTGCGCGCCAGCGTCATCCGCCAGCGTCAACAGCACCCAGCTACCGCCGGAGAGAGGCAGCAGCGCGGCGGCGGCATCCGGCACCGTCAGGCTCAACGCGCCAGGCGACAGCCCTACGCTCAGCGTCGTCTTCCAGTTGTTGATCCATGCTCTCGCCATCGCTACATCTCCAGTACGTCATCAGGTACAGCTACCCGGTAAGTGGCTGCGATCTCCGGCGCATGTTCGTCCCGGTAGGTCTCCGGAATATCGTTTGCAGTCAACGAGAAGCGCCGCGGGAACAGTTCGGCGCCGGGATCGCGATTGCTCCAGTTGCCCGAGAAACCATCCGCCTCATCGTCATACGCCGGACTTCCGTTGCGGCCCCCAAGCTGCGTCGAGAGTTGACCGCCACCCGACGGTGGGCTGACGGGATCAGACGAGCCAGCCGGCGGAACAAGGGGGTCGGCGGCGCCAGCGCCGCCTCGCATCACCGCGATAGAGATCGTGGTCAGGGCGCTTCCGGATGCAAGGTCGAGCCGGTCGACAATGCGTCGACACTTGCCCACCGCCCGCGCGCCCTGGTCGGCGAGGCGGAGCGTGTGCACTAGATCGATCGGCAGGATCATGCTGGTGGGTACATCCCAGGTCACGGTCGTACCACGGTGCGCCGCAACGAGCATCGTTGCTCCCTGGGCCAACAGGCAGTTCAACGCAGCCAGGCGCCGGCTCTCGTCCTTCTCATCGCTGTGCCCTGTGCTGCCGCCGGTGATCGGATCGCTTTCCCAGCGCTCAGCACTGTCCGACTCGATCTCGATCGAGGCACGCTGGCGACCGACAATCGGGCCGGTCGCCGCCACGCTCGGCTGAACTTCCATGACCAACCGGTAGCGCTCGGTTACGGACTGCACCCATCGCCTGCCAGCAATCCAATTTCCGCCGAGCAGCAGTTCGGTGAAGTTGTTGACCCATGCCGCCGGCGGATTGCAGTAGACGCCCGTGGGCGGCAGTGGATACCAGGTGGCATAGAACAACGTCTGACCACTGCTTTCGGTCGCCGAGGTGATCATCTCGACATCCGGTAACTCGGTGTCATCGCCGCGCCAGTTGCAAAACCCTGCCTCGCCGACCGCGTTCCCCGTGCCGGGGTGCTGCCAACCATACGAGGCGTTGAGCTGCCAGAGCCGGCTGAATCGGTAGTCGCACTCGATCTCGATCCTGTTCGTCTGCGAACTCAGGTCGGCCAGTTCGACTGCAAGCGTTCCGTACACCGTAGAGCCTGGGCCGAACTCGAAGGCAGGCGCCACAGCAAGCCATGATGTGACGCGGAGAGCACCATATGGCGAGCAGTCCAAGCTCCCGGTGACGCTGGTCAAACGCTCCTGGGCGTAGTCCCACCGCGAGCGTCCATCGACCGGCTCGAACACATCTGCGGACCAGGCGCCGCCGACCAGGGCGTCGACGGCCGCAATCTCCATGGCCTCTACACGCTGCTGCAACTGGTCCGTGCAACTGACGTCCAGGACGCGCCGAACAGGATTCCAGGCTGGCTGTGTAACTCTCCCCGTAAACCGTCGCCCCTGACTCAGTTCACCCGCGGTCTCCGTTGCGTAGTCGATGGTTACGGTTCGACCGATCCAGTCCGTAGGGACAACAGGTCCGTCGCCGAGATAGATCGAAAAGGACGCGACGCCAGCCGCCCCCTCTTCACGATCGACCTCGATCTCCCCGGTCAGGAGCGGCGTAACGTCGTCATCGCCAACGCGCACGATTGGGCGCCATGTGAAAGCGTAGCCAGGGATGATCGGCTCAGGACCAGGCACAGCGGAGTGAGCGGCCGAGTTCAGCTCAGCGCTATTGAGCGGTCCACCGTTAAGCATCAGATTTCCTCAGCGACAATTTGCCAGGTCCGGCTGTTGTTCGAAGAATCAAGCGCTTCAGGAGGGATGGATGCGAAGACGTGGAACAGCGGCCACCACTCGACGCGGTAGAGTTGCGCGCCTGGGATCTCCGACACGGTTACCACCTGGCCGACGGACGACACGTCCGTTCTGACCCACTCACGGCCGATCAGCGCCAGCCCCCACGGACTGGCATCGGGGCGAACCTCTCCAGGGATTGTGAATACTCGGTCGACGGCAGTGCGGCCGGAAATGCCAAGCGACGCATTGCATCGCAGCTCCAACGGGTTGTCGAAGTCGAGTCCAAGCATCCCCGTGCCGATCCATCCTGAACCGCTGATGGTGATCGCTGTCTTGCGCCAGTGCGTCATCTGTACTGCCGCACCTCCGCTGAGCCTCAATCGCTCGACGCCGCCATCGACAGCCTGGTACTGACACTGCGGGGCGCCGCCGTGTATCACGATCGGTACGCCCCCCAGCATCACGTTCGGAATGATCATTCCCAACTCCATAAAAAAGCCCGCGCTAGGCGGGCTCGGTCATTTTGGGCGTGTCCGCCCGAACTTCGAGGCGGCCTTGCGTATATCTCGGAGCGTGTCGTGTGTCCCGAAAACGGTGAAACCGGCATCGTCTCCGCCCAGGTTGAGGGTCAGCGAACCCAGGTTTTGCATGGCTGCCGGCGGACCTGCCTGCTGAAGCGCCGCGGTCGGAATCTCGGGTATCTCGGGGAGAGTTCGTTGATACCTCTGCGACATCTGCAGCGACTGCACCGCGTTGAAGATGCGCTCTCCTCCGCGCATCATCATCAACTCCGGCCCACGCTCCCCAACCCACGCCATGCCAGGGGGAGCGCTCTGCGTACCAGTGGCAAACCCGGGTATCTTGGGGGTGATGCTGGGCACGCCCGGCAAGCCCATCTCCGGAGGCGGAACCAGCGTGATAGGTATCACGAGCTGCTCAGCCAGTCCGGCGGCGATGTCGGCGACCTGCTGCTTCAAGGTCTCCGCGCTTTCGAAGTCCATTCCGAACGATACCTCGACGTTTTGCACAGCCTTGATGCGCTCCTCGAGGTCGGCCAGGTTCAGGCGGTTGACGTCATCCGCAGCCTTGGCATTACCAGCCTCGACCTCTGCGGCCTTGTTGGCGATGCGCTCCACCTCCTTGGCCACGCCTTCGAAGCCGTAGCTGTTCGCGCCAGCGTCCTTCAGTTGCTGAAGGATCTGAAGCGCGCGGCGAGCCTCCTCGATCGCCTTTTGGTTGTTGCCAGCGGTCAGGGCGTTGCGAGCCGAGGCCTGGGCCGCAGTGGCATCACCGAAGGTCTGCGTTCCGGAGGTGGGCGTCGCCTGGATGCCCTTCACCAGATCGGCAAACTCCTTGCGGACATCTGCCTGCCGCGAAAGCGCGTCGTTGAGGTTCTTGGTGGACTGCTCAAGGAGGGCCTTGGTCCGAACAACCTCAGACTGGAGATCGGCGACGTTCTGTTCCCGAGCCCGCTTCAGGGCATCGTTCTGGCGCTTCACGATCTGCTCTTGTCGAGCCTTCTCGGCGGCGAGGGTGGCTGTGAGGCTGCCCTCCCCCTTTTTCACCAGCGTATTCGCCGTGTTGATGTTCTTGGCAACATCGTTCAACTGATTCGCAACCCAGTCGACGACGCCTGTTTCCTTCGCGCGACGCCCCCAGTATTTCTGGGTTTCGGAAAAGATCCGGTTCAGCCCCGCACCAATCTCCGGGGCAAACGACGCCATCTCCTCGCGGAGCTTCGGCAGTTCCTTCCGCAGCGCGATAACGATCTGCTCCGAGGTGAGCTCACCGGCGGCAGCCATCTCGCGAAGCCGGCCGACAGTCACCCCGAAGGAGTCCGCCAGGGCGCCAGCAATGCGATCCGAGGACTCCAGAACGGTATTGAACTCTTCGCCCCGCAGAACACCACTGGCGATGGCCTGGGAGAACTGGGTAATGACCGAGGCCGACTCCTCGGCAGATGCCCCACCGATTTTCAGGCCGAGCGACACCGCCTCTACGGTTTCGAGGGCGGCTCGCTGATCCATGCCCGCATCCCGAAGCGGGCGCTGCAACCGCGAATAAAGGCCGATGAGGTCGCCGACATCGCCCTGGACATCATCAGCGATACGGTCGAGTTCGATCTGCGCGGTGTTGAACTCTTCCTGCGAGCGGGTTGCCAGGCGAAGCCTGGAATCAAGCCGGCCAACAGTGTCGGCCCCGTTCGCAAGCTTCGCCGTTGCAGCGCCTACCGCGGCGGCGAGACCTGCAACCGCCAGTGCCGGGCCGCTCCCGCGGAGAGAGCCGATGCTCGACAGCCGCGAGCCGGCACCAAGCGAGTTGAGTTCGCTCTTGGTCTCCGCGATCTGCTTCTTGAGCGCCCGCTGCGCAACGGCAAGCTCCCTTGTGGATAGCGTTCCGCTGGACCGAAGCAAGCGATATTGCTGGTTCAACTGCCCGATGGCAGCCTGCAGTTCGCGCACCCTGGCTACTCCCAGGGTGCTACGCGCTTGCTCCAAGTTGTAGCGGCGCTGCTCGATCGCGCTCTGCTTGATCGCTGCGGCCTGTTGCCGGAGGCTGGTGGTGGCCGCATCATTCCGGCCAGCCTGGAGGTTTCGATCCAGCTCCCGCTGGAGCCGCTGCCGTTCGGATGTCAGGCTCCTCGTATCCAGCCCGGCCTGCTTCAACTCCCGGCGCATCGCGGAAAGCCGAGCTATCTGGACCGTCTCTGCCCGCTCCAGGCTTCGCAAGTCCGAAATGGAGTCCCGGTAAGCCTGCTGCAATTCGCGGCTCGGCCTGATCGTCGATGCCAGTTCGTTGCCGAGCGTGCGGATCTGCTCGCGCGCCGAGCGCGCCTGGCGTTGCGTGTCCTCAAGGGTGCTTTCGAGAGCAGTGAAATCGTTTAAACGCTTGAGAGGTTGCGCGACTTGCCTGACCAGTTCGGCATATTCCTTGCGGAAACCTGACACCTCGCGCAGCGCATCATCGAGGTCAGCAGTCAGCCGGATCTTTACGTCAACCATTTCATTCAGCCTTCAGCGCGGTCAAGAACAGCGACCAGGGATATTCAAGGACTTGGTGATGCCCAAGCCTCACCAGAACGCAAATGGCGCGCTCCAAACTCCTCAAGGCTTGTCGCGGAGTTTCGTGAGACGGCCCAGCATTCCGAAAAAATGCGGGTTCACCTCTTTGCATGCATCCAGCAACTTGGCGAGTTGGCTCGGCCGGAGATCGTTAATTTGGCTCTCCGTAACCGATGTCATCAGGCAAAGATCGGACAGCCTGATATCTTCGAAGAGGACATTGCTGACGAGGTCTTGATCACTGACCTCCTGCATTAGCTTCCGAACATCCGAAACACTCAGTTCGCGGACGATCACTTCCACCTCGCCAACTTTCACAACCTTGCTTGCGGTCATCTCGGACATTTCAATCCTCCAGAAAGCACAAACCCCGCCGAAGCGGGGCTGGTTAGAATTTTGGGGTCAGTTCTTATGGCCCGACTGATAGGAGCCTCGCACACATCCATCTCGGTCAAAAGAAACCGTAGTCTGGTCAACATACTTGTCATTCCAGTAGGTGACAGCACCCGCGCCGGCGGTACTGCCGTTGCGGTTCACCTTCCCGTAGATGCTTTCCACATCCTCCCTGGACATTCCAGGGACGACCTTGCCCTGGACCTTGGCCTTGCGAAGGTCACGCTCAGACAACCCTGTGGAACACGTAGGGCTTGGCGACGAACCACCGACGACGGTCACTCCGCTGCCGCCCTGATGGCTACCTCTATAGGTACGGCCTGATGGCTGCTTGGGCTTAGCCATGACAGCCGAAGCACCTGACCCGCTTGGACGCTGGTTGGTGGCGGAGACCACATCGTCCAGGGATTGGTTTTCTGGGCAATTCTGCTGGGTAAAAGTGACTTTTCCGTCAGGGCCGACACACTTGAAGACCGTCGCCGCATGGACAGAACTGACCGCAAGAAGCAAAGCGAGAACGGGGAAAATCCGTTTCATAGCGACTCTCCATAGGAACTGCTTCACACTCTAGCACCGCCGCGCCAACACCAAAACCCAGGGCCTAGTTGGGTTTTGATAGCCCAAATGTCAGATCGGAGTCAGGGATTGCTCGCCCGGCGTCCCTGCCGGGCATGAATGGCGTCACACCGTCGCCAGTTCCTTCTTGATGTTGAAATACTTCGACTTTCCAGCGCCGACCTTAGTCGGGTCCATCAGCACCTTGGCAGTGGCCTCGGCAGCGAGGAAGTCTTCGGTATTGAGCCAGTCCTGTTGGCTCGACGGGTTCAGGCGGCACCGGAAATAGCGCGCCTGGATACGGCGCTGGGTACCGGCTGCGTTCTCACCCTCGAAGAGGCATTCGAACGTCTTGCCGCTGTTGGTCAGCGCTTCGATCACATCAACGGTGGCGGACTTGTAAGTCACCTTGATCGGCGTGGCCGCAGAGATCGCACCCCCTTCAACGATTTCGATACCGGCGCCGGTCATGTTCCAGTCGTCGAACTCTTCGTAGGTCGTGGTGCCGTCATCACTCTTCACGCTGGTGATCTCCAGCGGCATGAAGTCGAGCGCGATCGTGCCTCCTGGAACGGCGGTGTGCGCTTCGTCGGTGTGGGTGGCAGAAGGAACATTGGTGGCGTCCCCCCACACCAAGGCAGCCAGGATGCTGGTCTTGAGCTCGCGGAAGTTGATCGACAAACCGACCGAAGTGATGCGCGAAACGGCATCGTACTCACCGCCCTGCGGGGTGGTGGTATCCGGCAAAGTGATCTCGTTGGTCTCGATGGTCTGCTGGATAGTGGACACCAGGCCAGCGAACTGGAAGGGGGTGGGAGCGCCGGACTCGCGGATCTTGAAGGGTCCGCCGATCACATACGTCTCTTTCTCGATAGCCATATCAGGCCTCCTTCTTGATCACGCCTTCGCGGCGCAGGAATTCAACCTGGTCAGGGCTGACGTTGATCTTGTCGCCGGCCGCCTTCTCCTTGCCCTGGTGCCAATGCACCTTGACCAGGGTGACCTCGACGGCCTTGTTCAGCGCAGCCGGCGGCGCGGCGTCGACCGAGGCCGGCACCTGGGGATCGCTCTTCATGGGTTACGCCTCGATGATGGTTTTCAGATACACAGGGATTCGAATCACGGCAGCGGCCACTCCATCGCCCGGCGGGTACGGCTCAGGCGCCCCCAACGTCAGCCCGGTAATGCCGCGCTCTCGGGGCAGCCAGCGCAGGAACTGACCCTTGGGGGCAGGCATCAGACACGCCAGAAGGTCTAGCTGTAGGTCCTCCAGAGCCTCCTCATAGTGGTCATACCCACCTTGCACCGCGCCTACCACGTCGAAGCCGCGATGGAAGCGAACGGCGGCATCAAGATGCTCCGGCGGCTGCTCCTTGCCCGGCTGGACGACAATCAGCGGAAAGCCCTCATGCCGCTCCTTGACCAGCTCGTTAAACCACCCAGAGAGCACGCGAGTGCCCGCGTCCGTCCGGTATCCCTGGTTTGGCGTGATGGTTTGCAGGCGCGCCAGCAAGGCCAAGCGGCCGATCGTGAGCACGTTCGGCTTCATGCTTCCTCCTCGATCGTTGCTGCCGTCAGCAACCAACCGTCGTTCGCAATGAGCTTTTCGACGAGATAGCGCGACGACCCGATAACGAAGAGGTCACCACGCGATGCCGTGGGAACATCCTTCGCCAGCCAACTGATCCCAACCTTGTCCGTGATGAAAACCCCATCAGGCCCGTCGTAACTGAGGTTTCGATCGACCTGCAGAGGTATCCCCTTGATCGGGGGGCGACCGATGCCGCGGAACTCGCCCACGGCATCAGATAACCGCTCTTGCCCACGCTCGTGGAGCCGTTGGATCAGCCGGCCAAAACGGCCCGGCGCGCTCATTGTTGGATCAGCATCGCCGACGCGAAGCCGTCAACGGTGGGCTCGGTGATCTTGCCGAACGCCACCGAGTCGGCAGTGGCAGCAGCTACCAGCTCCCCATCGAGGACGCTGCACTTGGCACCCTGGGTCAGGCCAGCGGCAGCAGGCAGGCTCCAGACGCCGCCAGTTTTTCCGGCGAACGGCTCGCCCGCGGCGGCATCTACCAGCGGCACCACCACCAGGCCTCCGATCACCGCAGGTACGCCGGACTGAACGCCGCCAGCGGGCGCAATGAGAGTCAGGACGTTGCCGTCCTCCACATAGTTCTTCGCCATGGTTGATTCTCCTAATGGCAGAAACAGAAAGCCCCGCTAGGTGCGGGGCTCGGGAGTTGGCGCCGATCAGGCACCGTTGGATTTCTGCAGCCCGCGGAAGTCCAGCGGCGCCACGCCAGCGTCGATGCGCACCTTGCTGGCCACGCCGTCGACAGTGAAGCCTTCCTGTTGCTCCAGGTACGGGGTATCGACGCCGTCCAGGTAGGCCACTTCGATGGTGTCAGAGCCTTTCTTGGCAGCCATGTACCAGGCGGTCGCCGAGGCATCGTCCAGGCGCGGCTCGCCGATCACCTGCGCGAATGCGCGAATCGGGTTAACGATGCCGCTATTGACGTCGGCGCCCGGCACGGACTCGGAGTTGATGATCTGGTTGGCCTTGTCCTCGAGTGCCACCGGAGTCAGAACGAAGCCCGGACGGATGTTGAGGGTGCGCCCCTTGCCCTTCTCTACCTGGGCTTTCTGGGTGGCCATCTGGGTCTTGGCCTTGCTCAGGCTGTCGATGGAAAGCGCCGAAGCCGCGCCAGTGAGCAGGTTGCTGTGGTCGGCATGGAACAGGGCCTTGCCATCGCTCATCGCCGGGTTACCGGTCAGAACCGCATAGACCAGGTCGCCGATGGTGGCCTTGGCCGCCTGGCCCAGCTTGAACGGGATATCCGAGAGCATCTGCAGGTCGTCGTTGATGATCGCCTGACGGGTGATGCTGAACAGCTCTCCGTAGGTAGCCAGGATGATCTGCTCGCCGCGCTCGCCAAGGGTGACGTACTTGTACTCGGCGCCCTCACGCACCTGACGCAGCGAGGAAAACTCGCCCAGACCGACGCGGCGCGCCGGCTTGAAGTCAGTGAGAATGCCGGGCTTGGTCCACAGCGGGAAGGTTTCTTCGGCCTCTTCCCAGCCCGCCAGCACCGACTTGTTGGCGACGTCCAGAAGGATCAGGCCGAAGTCGCTGGAAGTGTGGGTGAAGGCCAAGCCGACCATTTGCGGGGCGTTGAGCGAGGCCACGCCGATCCCGCGATCGACCAGCGAGGCACGGGCCAGTTCGCGGAGCGTCATGCCGTTGTAGGCGTTATCGGCCTGGCGCTCGCCGCGACCGATGCGGGCCAGCACGCTCGCGCGCACCGAGTCGCCCACCAGGTTGCCGTTGCCGGCATGGATGTGGGCGCCAGCGCCAGGGGTGGCGGCCGGCTTGGTATCGGCGCCAATGGCAGCCAGCAGCTTCTCGCGTGCCTGGTCGACGGTGATGGTCATGTCGTTCAGGCAGGTGGCGAGCAGTTCGGCGTGCCCGCTGGCAAACGCGCCGAAGGCAGCAGTGATTGCGCTGCGGCGACCAGATTCCTCGGCGAGGATGCGGGCGCGAATATCGGCCTCGGTTGGGGCGGCGGCCACGGGAGCCGCCGGCACGGCCGGTGCCGGAGTCGGCGCGGGAGTGTTGGTCGGCGCGGCGGGGGTCTGGGCGCGCGGGGCCAGTAGAGTTTTCAGAGCTTCGGGCATGTGGGCGAACTCCTGCATGCGTTTGGAGGAAAGGTGAGCGGCCGCTTGCAGCGGCTCAGTAAGCTGGTCGGCGAAACCGGCAGCGACGGCCTCTCGGCCATTCATCCAGGTCTCCTCCTTGAGGAGCGCCTTGATGTCGTCGGCGGACTTCCCGGTCTTGTTGGCGTAGGCCATGACCAGGGTGTCCTCGACCTTGTCGAGCAGTTCGGCATAGCGGCGCATGTCGTCCGCATCGCCGCCCTGGATGCCCCAGGGCTTATGCACCATCATCATGGCGTTCTCGGGCATGTAGATGGTGTCGCCGGCCATGGCGATGACCGAGGCCATCGAGGCCGCCAAGCCATCGATGTACACGTCGACGCTGGCCGGGTGGTTGCGCAGCAGGTTATAGATCGCCGTCCCCTCGAAGACGTCGCCGCCCGGGGAGTGGATGTGCAGGTTGATCTTGTTCAGGTCGCCCATTGCCTTGAGGTCTCGAGCGAACTGCAGCGCGGTGATGCCCCAGACGCCGATCTCGTCGTACAACAGCACCTCGGCGACGCCGCGACCGGCAGCCTTGATGCTGTACCAGGACTCATGCGGGGCGTTGGCCTCAGTCAACGCCGCCGCCATCGGCAGCATCAGGCTTTTATGGATCAGGGTTTGATGGCTGCCCATCGGCGCCTCCATTGTTGCTCTCGTTGGGGAAACCCGGCCCAGGCACGGGTAGGCCGGCGCCGTATCTGTTGACGAGCTCGCGAGCCTCGTCGGCGGTAAGCATCTTCCCGACGCCCAGGTACACCTTCTGCACCGCCTCAACCGGGTCCATCCCGGACTTGACCAGTTGGTGGTAGGCATCCGAACTGAAGACCAGGCCGGCTGCCCGGTTCGCCTTGATCTCCGTCTCACGCGACTTCTTCAGCTCGCGCGGATCTCGACCACGAGCGCGGGCAACTTCCGCCTCATCGGCGAAGCCGGCCTTGACCAGCAACTCCCATGCGTTGGCCTCATGCATCGGGTTAATCCATGGCATGACCGGCCCCTGGTAGACCGCCGCGTAGAGAGTGCGGTGATCAACGTCGGCGGGCAGGCGCTCCTTCCGAGCCAACAGGTACATCTGCAGCCAGGACCGATAGACAGGCCGGCACCAGTAGTCGATGAACTCGTGCTGCAACAGGTCGTAGCCCAGCCAGCCCTCGACCAGTTCCTGGCGCTGTGCCGAGTAGGTGCCGTCGTAGGCCCTGGACACCGAGGAGTAGGTGCTGCGAGTGCCAGCGCCGATCATCCGCAGTTGGCCGTTGCGGAAACCTTCAAGGAAGGGGTTCGGCCGGTTGCTCTCGATCATCCCGACGTCTTCACCTGGCTCGAGGTCGTCGAAGACCATGCCGGGGGCGATGGGGATCGTTCGGTTCTTCCGGTCCTTCCCGGGCTCCACCGTGTAGCTGTCGGGGTTGCCCTTCTTGATATACATCGCCAGGGCAGCACTGATGCGCGCCGCCACCCGCTCGCTCTCCTCGTAGTCCTTCAAGTCGGCAAGGCGGATCAGCACTGCGTGCAACATCGGCACGCCTCGGTTCTGGCCGATCCGCTTGCGGTAGGCGATGTGGATGATCCGTTCCGCTTCGACGCGCTTCACCGCCAGGCTGCCGCCCAGCGTCTGCAGGTTGCCGGGGTGATCCTTGAGCAGGTGATAGGCCCTTTTCCGGCGCCAGGTGTCACGCTCGATACCCTGGACAATGCCTTTCGACAGGTTGTTGTAGCTGAAGGGCAAGTAGTCGGGCTCCAGCAGCTCCAGGGCAAAAGGCACCGACGTGGCAAACGTGTAGTTCGGGACTCGTCCCATCAACTTCTGCGCCAAGCCTTCGCCATCGCGCAACCAAGTGCGGCACATCAGCCGCTCTACCTGGGGCCGCGTCAGCTCACCAGAGGTCTCCGGCGAGAGTGACCACTCGGCCCACGCACTGCGGATTTCCATGGCCAACTCGGCATGCACCGAGCCATCCAGGCGCAGCGGCAGCGGTTCCACGCCGATGCCACTACCGCCCACCACCCTCTCCTCGAGGCGATCGAGCAAGCCGGTAACCAGATCGTGATCTTCGTCCAGTTTCCGGCACTGCTCTCGCATGGAGACCGCAGACTTCTGTAGCGAGGTGTCGGCTCCCAGCGGTTGACGCTTGGCCTTGTGGGTTCGCCCTGGCCTGGCAGCCTCATACGCCTGGATTGCCTCGCGGGCGGCCAGGCGCCGAGCCACCAGGTCAGGGGCCCAGGGTTTCAGTAGACGATCGATCAGGTTCATCAGCAGAACTCCGCCAGCGCCGGGCCTGGACGGCGACCGGCGGCGCGGTCCCGATCTGCCGCCGCGCGGCGCTCCCACTCCCGGCGTCCGGCGCGGATCTTCTCGATATCCTCCATGGTGTGGGTGCGTCCGTTGAAGATCACCGTCCGCCCTTCGAGCACGGCGGCCTCGGCCTCCAGGTATTTGTCGAGCATCTGCTGCGCTGTCAGAGCCATGGTCCGCTTCCAGTGTTGAGCCAGCCCCGAGAGGTGCTGGCATGGTTTTCGTTCGAGGGTTGCTGTTGGGCGACCTGCTCCGGCACGGGATCAACGCGCGCGCGCTCAAGTTGGTCGAGGTCGAGGCCGAAGCGCTGCTGGCTGATGCGCAGCGCGGCAAGGGCGTACACGAAGCAATCCAGGGCCTCATTGCGGCGCCCGCCGGAGTCCCATCGCAGGACGCGAACACCCTTCGCCATCACCGGCTTCTTCTTCTCGGCGGTGATCTGCTTCAGTTCGTCTTCGTCGCAGATATCGCTGTCGATCGGAAAGTGCACACAGCCGGGCGTCGGTTGCCACGGAATGGGCACATCGATGCGCAGGCGGCTGTAGATCAGCTCCTTCGCGTTATCAGTGCCCAGCTCGGTCTTGTAGACTTTGCGCTTGCGACGCTTCGGGAAGTTGGCGATTGGCTTGCCGTATGTGCTGGCCCCGAAAGTCGGAACCACCCAGTGCACACCATGCTTGATGCTCTCGGCCTCTACCTCATCGGCATAGTGGCCGCCGGCATCCCAGCACCAACGCTCGACACGCATTGGAACGCCGTCAGCCCGAGTGAACTGCCGGTGGATCTCCAAGCCGACCTTACGCCGTAATTCCTCACTGGCCGGATCGCCGGTCAGAATGAAACGGTGAACAAGCCATGCCTCCTCGCCAAGGCCGAAAGCCCAAACGCGGCCCTCGTAGCGGTCGTCCTGGGTGTCGATTCCACCCATCAGGACAAGCGCTTGCGGCGGCACCTTCGGGTAGTTCTCGCGGCGAGCGTAAAGCGTCTGCCACTCCACGCGGTCGCCCTGCTCCTCTTCCCACACCTCGCCGCGCGTGGTGTTGATGAAGGTGATCAGCTTCTCGCGGTCGCCCTTGACCTTGAGCCACTCGTCAACCAACGACACCCAGGTCGTCCAGGTGCTGTAGATCGCCCAGCAGTAGAAGCTGACCGAACGCGGCGTGCGGATCGGCTCGTTGTCCGGGCCGAACCAGTCGATGCTGTCGCGCGTCCAGATGCCGGTCTCGTCGCAGATCCAGCGGCCTTTAGCCTGGGCCACCACCATGTCGCGGTGTTCAAAACAGGCTGCACAGTGCTCGCAGACGTACCAGGCGCGCTCGGCCTCACCCAGCTCGTTCTTTTCCCACTTCAGGCCGAACTCACAATCCTTTCCGCCAAACTTCAGGTGCTGCTCCCGCTGACAGTGAGGGCAAGCAATATGCAGGCGCAGCCGGTGCGGAGACTCTTCCGCCGCCTTAGTGATCTGGCAACTGCCAGCGACCCCAGGCGTAGACCCCCGGATAGACTTCGGGTAGACCGCACCGTCCAGGCGCTTGTCACCTAGGAACGTCGGCGAGCCTTCGCCCTCGACGTCGGCGTCGAACTTCGACAGTTCGTCGTAGATCACCTCGTCGGGCGACTTCTCCCGGTAGTTCCGGGAGGCCTTGCCGCCGCGGATCCAGAGGTTGCGTCGGTTCGCGAACACCTTGTTGTCCAAGGTATTGTCGCTGTGCTTCCGACCGAACCAAGGCGCCAGTTCCAGCATGACCGGCACGTCGCGGATCAGGCCATTGACGTGGCTCTTGCTGATGTCCTCGGCGTCCTGGTCGGTCGGACTCCACATCATCACGTTGCGGCGCTTGTGCTGGATCTTGTAGCCGATGTTGGCCAGCAACAGCTTCGTGTAACCGATCCGAGCCGACTTCACGAAGTTGACCACTCGAATCAGGTCGTTGCCCATCGCGTTCAGGATCGCGATCTGGAAGGGTGCGGTCTTCCAGCGGCCCTCGTTGTAAGAGGACTCGGCCGACATGTAGAAATGCTTGTCGGCCCACTCCACCGCCGTCATCGGCGGCTCTTTGAACATTCCCTGCAAACCCAGCTTGACCGCAGTGCGCAGATCACTGATCCAGGGTTGCAAGGTACTCATCAAGGATTCCCGGGATGTCGTCGCTGAACTCAGCGGAAAGGTTTCGCGCCAAGGCGATCTCCCGCTCGAAGGACTCCATCACCAAGGGATCAGCATCCGGGTGGCGGCGACTGACCGTTTTGCAGACGGTCTCCAGCGCCGAGCCAATCTTGGCGGCGATCTTCGCCAAGGCGAAAGTGGCGAACGGGACCGGGACCAGGAGCTTGTCCTGGACCTGGTTCTTCTGCTCTTGGGCGTAGGCCTGGGCCTTGGTGAGCCGGAGTCGCTCCTGTGTCAGCTTGGCTTCAGCGTAGGGATCGAGACCTTCCGGTAGCTCCCCCTCAGGTTGTTGTTTCCGAGCGGCGTGCTGGATGCGGTTTTCGACCACATCCGCCACCGTGTAGAAGGCCTCTCGACCTATTCGCTCGATTGGTTGAACGCCCCATTTATCAAAGGCTTGCGGAGAAATCCCGAGGCTCGCGGCCATCTCGGACTTGTTCAACCATCCGCGCTGTTTGGTTGTTTCGTTTTTGCTCATGACTAAACAACAACCAACCTCCGAAAAATGGTCATACATATTTGGCGCGCGGGGCTCGAATTACCCTCTGACGGGGGCGCCTCCGGGAGGACCCGCCAAATTTTCAAACTTGTGCTGGACAACAAGAATTCGCACCATTTTGGTGCGCTCTTCAGCGCCTCGCGGCGAACCGAGCAGCAACGCCGCGCATCGCCGCCTCGAACTCCCGCGACAGGTTCTCGTCGGCGTACTGCTGCGCGATCTCGAAGAAGCTCAGCCGGCGGCGATACGAAGGACGAGACACGAAGGCCATGATGATCGAGACGGCATCCCGGCCTCGGCCTGTGCGCTCAGCAATGCCAATGGGCTGGCCCTTGCGGGTCATCACGAAGTAGCGGCGAGCATTACCCTTCGCCCTGCTCCGTCTGCTATCGGTCGCGTTCGCGTTGTACCCGGCCTGAGTGAAGCCCCGAATACCGCTCAGCGCTCTGGTCACTTGACCCCGCTTGATATTCCCGTAGCGATCAAGATCAGCACCGGCGCCGGGTACCACGTACTTACCTTCGGGCAGGATCCCCTTGGCCCTGAGCTGAAGCTCGGCCGGCTTGTTTCGACGCGGCCCACCGTAGACCTCGGGGGCAATCCACACCGATGCAGGCTGCGCACCGTCCGCCTCGTCCTTGAACCAAACCCGCGCTTCGAGCCGGTCTTTCCTGGCTGGCACCATGCGCAGGCTGTTCAGGGTGTACGGGGTCGGGCGGTCGAACACGACACGCATCTCATCGCGCAATCGATCCATCAGGCCTTGCGCTGTCCGCGTAAGCGCAGTGGCTGTCGCGTAAGGAATCTGCCGCTGCTCAAGCTCAGTCAGGGCGGCGAGCTGCTGCTGGAACCCTTCTGGCTTGATGCTGATCATCTTCGGCAATACCTGGGCAGGCCGGCGATATGCTTACGCAACGCCGCGATCATCAGTTCGCGCCGCTCGACTCCGGCTCGGAGATCAGAAACAACCTGTCCATCAGCGGCAGCAAGGACGGCTCTTCCTGCATCAGCGCTGCCGGTGGCTCCGGGAGCCTGGTGCACTCCGCCTGCGGGGCAGCGGGCTTTGACGTACACGACGCGAGCACCAGTGCCGATAGCATCGCGGCGCAATTGGTTTTCTTCATGGGAGACCTGTAGTGCTGCTTGGTAGGTTCGGGCCAGGGCATCGGTCTGGACCTGCGCCTGGCTATCGCGCTGGACCTGCTGGGCCATGGCGGTGATCGTCTCGGCGGATTGCTCGACGGCGGCCTGCAGGTCATCACGCTGGGCGGTCACGTGATCGAGGCGCCAGAACACCAGCGCGGCTACCAGGGCGACCACCAACCATGGCCGCCAGGTCACGGATCGATCCTCCGACCAACCTTGAACATGAACGTCGGCTCTTGATCGAGCATCGAGTTGACGATGCCCTCGATGACCGAGAACAGGGAGACGACAAGTTCAAGTGGCGCCCACTTGGCGAACGCCAGGGGGCAATCGCTGTCCACATCTCCCATCCACATGGGGATGCCGTAATAGCTGCCATGGTGCGAGGCGCCGATCTGTCGAGCTTCGGCTTTCGTCGTGAACCCGAGCATCATTCCCCCTTGAGCGCAGCACGCGCCCATTCGAGCCGGGCGTTGCGATCCTCAGCCCCGGTGAACGATCCGTTTATGCGGAGAGTAATCTTCTCGAAACGGCCCTGGTCAGCCAGGTCGTTTAAACCCCGCGACTTCCACCACCACCCCGAGGCGATAGCTGCCCAGGTCCGTTGCTCCAGCAGTTCCGGTTGCGCTACCAGTGGCAGCGCCAGGGCGCGGGCGGCTTCGGCGTAGTTGTCGTGACCCGTAATCATGATCAGGCCGCGCCCCCGGTATCGATACCCATCGCCCGTATCCGGTGAGCCGTTGCCCATCCGGTTTGCGTAGACGCGGTTCGCGATGCGCTCAGGCTGGCGTGCGTACTGCTTCGCCGATGACGGCGTGAACCGCTTCGGCCACGTCTTGAGCAGGCCTTCTGCGGAGTGGTTCAGGTTCTCGACCAGACGCTTGAAGCTCTGGCTTTCGTGCCCGACTTGGGCCAGGAACATCGCCACGCGCTCGGGCGTGTTGATCTCGAACCGAGCCATGGCGCCGTTGATGTGGTCAATCCAGATGTCGGCAGTAGCAGCACCGCAGCCGGTAGCACGGTCGAGTTGATCGGCAGTGATCTTCATTCGCCAGACCCTCGACGCGGCAGCCTGATCCCAGCGTAACGGTCGGCCAGGTCGCGGATCTTCTCGACGCCCAAGAAGCCGATCCAGCCACCAATGAAGGTGGCCATGCTCTGCGGCACGCCAAAGAACTCGAAGCCGCTGATGATCGTCAGCGCCAGCCCACCACACAGTGCGCCCTCCAAGAGGGCCTGCCGGCGCGTGCCGCCGCCGTAGATGATCCTGGCCATGGCCATGGCCCACGACAGCAGGGAGGCGTAGATGATCGGCGCATGCTGGCTCAGCCAGGCGAGCACAGCCGCCCAAGTGTCGGGTTTGTCAGGCATCTTCATCGTCTCAGTTCCCCTCGCCGGGGCGGAAATGAAAAAGCCCAGCGCGAGGGCTGGGCCAGGAATGGGTGCAGGTACGGCCTTACAAGGGGGGCCGCGCTCCCCGCAGCGCTATGCGCCACCTGCAGAAACGAAAAAGCCCAGCACGATGGCTGGGCTCTTTATGACTCGGTACGCCCCCGAATCCAATCAGGTCCGGGCATGAGGAGTTTCAGGAATATTTTGACCGATGCTCCGAGCGATTTTACGGTGTTTGAACTTGTGAGCCCGACGAATGTTGTGCAGCAACGCTTCAGCGTCTGGAACCGAGTACACAACCTTGCTCACCATCATCGTCCCGCGCATGACGGCATAGATTGGGTAGCTTCCATCTATGGAGATTATCTCAGCCTCAGCAATCCAATAGCTGCTCACGCTACCTCCCAGACGCTCTACTTCTGACTACTCGCCAAAGGTTAAAACCCGGCCGAAGCCGGGGGGGCAAAAGGAGTGCTTTCAGATCAAGCCGCTAGAAGGAGATGGGGACCGCAAACCGGCGGCTTGAAGTGTTGGCAACCCGATGATGGCAATTTGTCGCAGCATGGACAACCCGTCAATTCCGGCCAATCCATAAAAACGGAACTGCGTCACCTATCAGGATAGATAGCCAGCCCCTTTGAAACAAAACCGCCTAAATGGCGCGCCCCTGAACTGGAGCAAGTGGCTGAGGCCACTACCTCTGTGCGCATCCTGCGCTCCACCTGCATTGATCGGTTATCGTCCTCGGACAGATTCCAGCATCGATCTCATCTCTTCGATGATCTCTAGGTGCACCGCGTCTGCCACTGCCTCAGCCTCTTCCTCGGAATACAAGAAATCGCTCCTCAGCGTCAGGCCATGCATAACCACAAAACAGGCCTCATGGCCGGCATCGCGTATAGACCAGGGAACCGCGTCCCCCTCGAGCTTCACAACCTTGATATCTGGACTTCTCAT